TCTGATTCGGTCTCGTCTAAAGCGGTGTGGAGTTGATCTTGACGATCAGAGTTTAAACCAATCTTTAGCAAAGATTGGCTCTGAAACCGATAGTCTTGCGACTATCGATTTGTCATCTGCTTCTGACACTGTGTCCTTAGTGTTAGTTGAAGAGCTCCTTCCGCCCGACTGGGTCATAGCCATTAAGCAGGCTAGAAGCCCAGTCGGCATTTTACCTGATGGTACTCGTGTCGAGTATCAGAAGGTTTCGAGTATGGGGAATGCATGTACGTTCGAACTGGAGTCCCTGATTTTCTGGGGCCTCACGTCGGCCGTCATGTCTTCCTTCAACTCGATAGATCGTCGATTTGCTGTTTATGGGGACGACATAATTTGCCCCTCTGCAGTAGCGCATTCTTTGATCTGGGTCCTAAACCATTGCGGTTTCTCTTGCAATGAGAAAAAGACTTTTGTCTCTGGTGCGTTCCGTGAAAGTTGTGGTAAACACTACTTTAACGGTGTCGACGTCACGCCTATTTATATCCGTAAGGATATAGATTCACCTGAAAGAGCTATCTGGTTTGCTAACCAGATTCGTCGCTACTCACGGTTATCGTGGGGTTTAGACGGTCGCTTTTTTAAGGCGTACTCCATGGCAGTTTCCTTCTTGCCCTCTGTTTTACGTCGCCCGTCTATCTCTGATGGGTTCGGCGATGCCGCACTCATAGGAGATTTCTCTGAAGTGATTCCTCAGAGGTTAGCCTCCTCTCAGAAAACGAGAGGTTACGAGGGCTATCAGGGCACTGCTTACATCCGTGTATCCGATGTTAGGCAGTTTGGTGACGTTCCTTATCTTGTTAGACAGTTAGATTCTGTCGACAGGAGTCCTCCTTCGTTGGAGGATTACCTTGTTGGTGTTTTTCATCACCATCGCAAGGATAGGGAACTGGCTTTGCCTCTCGGTATTGGTGTTTCAATACCCTGCCGAGAAGACAAATGGCGAACTGTAAAAGTCGCCGTGGCACAGTGGAGGAGTTATGGTCCTTGGCTCGGTGTTGAAACCGGCTGAGGAACTGACTCAGTATCGTCATTTTGACGGTATTGTAACCTCATTTGTCCGAATATACCTGGACAGGAGTCACACTGATCCTTCGGTGTGAGAAGCCCCTTCGGTAGGAGTCGGTGGTGCGTTCCCTCACGGGAGCCACCACGTCCTCACCTTTGGGTGTCTTCGAGAAAG